CCAACCTTCTTTGCTATCAGCTACAACCACAGTAGTGTCTGAGTCAAACATCTTCTCAGGAACATCAGGTAACTTAGCTATGTATTTGTGTTCAACACTAAACCCCACACCAGTACCACAAAGCAGGATGTACATAGCTTCATCAAATGACTTAGGATCATCCACTGGTAGATAGCTACAGTTATACCCTGCCGTATTGTCCCTCTCTAGGGCTTTACCAGCAGTCATAATAGATCGCATAGAGGGAACTACCTCTAAGTTTTTAATTGCCTCACGAAGCTCTGAGTCAACCTCAACAGGTATCTTGTAACTATGTTTGGACTCTAAATGTTTATTCATAAAGTCCATGTAACGGTCTACAGTTTCAAACCAATCCTCTCTCCTGTTTTCATTATCTAAAAACCTAGAGTATCGAGACTTAGCAATGTATTGCTGGTAAAAGTCCATCATCATATTTCCTTTACAAGTGTGTCATATTTATCTTGGATTACATCCTCGAACCTATCGAGTATATCAGCAGAAGTAAGATCAAGCAACTCTATTATTGTTGTTTCATCAAACTGCATGAGCTTATCTTTTAATTCATCTATCGTAAGGTTCATCGTTTAGTTCCTTATTTAAATCTTCATTTGTCATGACGACAAGTGATGCATAACCGCTAATATCGTGCCAAGAATCATTGAGATAATAATTACCGTTTAGAATTCTAGCTAACTTATTGGCAATCATATCACAACTCTCTCTGGCATATTCTGGCATTATAAAATAATTAGGTGACATCCTCATAACAGCTTTAATGCCCTGACTGATCTCACCTACAGTCTTGTAATGACCATATTTTTCTTCTCTATCCTCTAATGTTTTTTTAACGTCTCTCATAATCCACACATCCCTTCACATTCGTTATCAAAAAGATCCATCTGATTGTCTATTAATTTAGGCTTGAATTCTACTTGATCTAGTGGAATGCAAGACCTATGTAAAAACATTTCTCCTTTAATTCTAGTATTACTTGTTGATCTTAATCCTTTATCAAAAGCTATAGCTTGTTCAAACTCTTTTGGAGTTTTATCCCTAGTTTCTATCCAATGATCGTCACTCTTATAAGGACAAAAGAAACAAGCAGATTTCTCAGGTAGTGGATAGTTATTATCTTTAAACCACTGTAAGCATTGATTTCTACTGATGTTTAATTCAATAAGAGGATGTCTATTTTCAATGTACTTGTCTCTTGAAGGTTTCATCCTTTGAATTTCGTCAGTAGATATTCCTATCCATTGTTCCACATATTTATCTTTAGGAAATCTCTCACCAAAACCAATACCACATAGTTCTCTTATTTTTCTTCTTACTGGCTGTATCTTATATTCATTAGTACATTGCCTCCTTAACATTCCTTTAGTACCATCAAGATTTTTAATAAAGAAAGGTGCTGGTGCAAATCGTTCTCCTTCCTTCATAGTATCTTCTGTTAAGTTTCCTTTTTGAACTACATAAATTGGAAACGGTAGCTCTGATTTTAAAAACTCTAAATAAGAATAAATAGAATCAGGTTCTGCTCCTGTATCAGCAAAAACAGCACAATCAGGCATAGGAAGCTTTCCTTTAGCAGCCATCAAAGCCATAGCCGAACTTTGAACTCCTACTCCTAAACTGATTACTGTAAGGATCTTTTCTTTATTTTCCATAAGTTTTCCTCAAGTAATTAATTGATACAGGCATTTCATCAAAACTACCATCATTTACTTCATTCAGCATCCAGATTCCAGACCATGAACCATTAGTCTGTGGACTGAGATACTTTTCATCATGCTGATAGAAAATACCAGCAAAGATGCCAGTAATTCCTGTGCCATCAGCTTTACGTCCAAAAGATATATCTCTATCCTGAACATGACCCATGATACAACTCATGTGTTTCTTTTGTAATAATAAACCAGGATTAGTTACTGGTCTACCCATTACACCAGAAGTAAAGTAATGACTGTATGCTATTCCATTGATGATAGGAACTTCAAGAAAATCATGGACTTCCCATCCATACTTCTTTAGATTAAAGTCAGAGTATCCTATCAAACCATCTAGCTTTCTGTCTGATTCAATAGCTCTTTCGATTCTCTGTTCATGGTTACCAATAAGAAATACTTTCTTAGGTTTCCATACTTTCTTCTTGTTGTCTCTACATCTCTTTTGCTCATCAAGGATAGGTTTCATAAAGATATCCATAGCTTCATTACCAGCTTTGATATCTTGACTATATGTCCTACCCTCAAATGCTTTCTTACCAACATCATAAATACTTAGACTAGGCATATCCCAGTGATCTCCAAGATGGACAATCACATCAGGCTTAGTCTTTGCAGCGTAATGACCAGCCCACTCTAAATGTTCAAATGAGTTACCTGGCTTACATTGAGTATCAGGAATGACTAAGTGTCTCATTTTACCCTTTCAATTTAAAAAGTTTTTCAGTTGCTATTTTACCTCCAGTGTTTTTTGTTAAACTGCTAGGAACTGTTTTTTCCCAAACACATTCAAAAGCATCAGGTGCTTTGTATTCGCTAACAAAGACAGTGTGACCTTCTTTTCCTTTATTTATACACCATTCCCAAAATTTATTATGATTAAAATTCAATTCATATTTAGTTGTGTTTTCATAAGGTGGATCGCAATATATAATACTTTCGTTAGGTATTGAAAGAGAATCATAACTACAGTTTTTAAAATCTACACCAAATAAAAAAGAACTTTGTTTTAAAGCATTTCTGTATGCTTCAGCTACATAATCTCTTTTATTTTGTTTATCTCTGCACCATCCTCCTTTCCATTTTCCAGCATAAGAAAAAGCAAAACCAGCATAACCATAATAAGCATAACTGGGAGATAAATTTTTATAATCTTCTTCAGTAAAATCTTTGTTGCTTTTCGGTAAATCTTTACAGTTATCTCTTATGGATATGAGGGCATCAATAACATTTTTATTTATATCTGCACCTATTCTATTTCCATTTACTTTATCAATACTATTCCCACCACCAACAAAAGGTTCTACCCAATATTGGTCTTTATCTCTATTAGATAACATAATTGGTAAAATATGTTTAGCATATTTATTTTTACTTCCCATGTATTTCATAAGTATTTCTCTCTAGTAGTTGTAAATAATAGACAGCATCTATTACTACCAACGGTTTAGAATAATTCTGTTTAATAACAAGGACAGGTTCTCTACCTTCAGGAGTGTTATCCGCAGCCTGAGAGTAGAAAGCATAGACACCAATAGAGCTTCTCGATTTACACTCTACAGAGATGCCTAACTTGTCACCTGCCTCCTGACTAAACAGTATATCTTCACCACCAGCACCCATACTAGTACTTCTTACATCGGACCTGGAAAAGCTAAATTTCTCAATGATTTCGTCCCTAAACCATTGTTGGAGTTTTCTTCCTTTTGCTTTTGCGCTTTGGGTTTTAATGGCTTTTTCCTTCCTAAAAGTTTATCAAGTTTAACTCTTTTGATCTTCTTGATCCAACCCTTTGGTATATGTATCCTAGAGTTAGATTCAGGACCAGCCCAACATACCGCTATTGTTATGGCTTTCTTGTCCTCTGCTACAATGAAACCAACAGTTGCAACATGATGAATGTCTGTCTTTTCTGTGATTTCCCAACCTGCATCAGCACAGGCATCATCCCATTCAATGTATGCTATGTCTGGGGTGGCTGCCATATCTGGTTTTCTTTTCTCCTGATCCATAATAGTCTAGCTCTCTCAGTTAATGTGTTAATGTCGTTATCGTACTTTTCTAGCACGACACTGAAAAGATCTTCCTCAGTCTTACAATCCTTTAGAAACTTTATTGCTTTCTTTGGACCAATACCTTTAAGACCAGGAATATTATCCACTCGATCCCCAGTTAGAATCTGAATGTAAAAATTCTTAATAGCCTCCTTCTCAGTAACATAGTACAAATCTTCTTTGACGAAGTTATAATGCCACCCTCTTATCATGTCTAAGTCTTTATCAATAGACATAACACAATAGGAATCTTCTGGTAGTTCATACGCTTTGATTCCTATAGCGTCATCGGCTTCTTGTCCATCAATTACTTCAAACTTCCACTTAGATATAAGATACTCACGCAGAGAATCATAATGAACTGGCTTTCTTGCGTCTTTACGATTCTCTTTGTAAGTAACAGCAATTTCTGATCTATAGTTTTTCTTCCCTGTAAGGTAACCTTCATAGGAGTCGATACCCTTTACCCTAATCAAGTTATCCACAAAATTACCCATCCTAGAAATAGCAAACCTTTCTT